TCTTAACTTTGAATTAAAATCAGCTTCTGTTAATTTAATAAAATCATCTGCTATCTCAGATGTTAAATCTGATCTGTTAAGCCAATTGGCTATTGATGCTTTTAAAGTTGTATAAGTTGTTAGTGCCATTAAAATTTACCTGATGATGTTCTGAAATATTTATAATCAGAACTGTTTAATTTTTCTCTTAATATTTTTTGCTGAATATCTTTAGGTAAGTCAAACCAATTACTTTTGTTTTGGTCTTTGTGATATTCTTTTGCCCAAATCTCAAGAATGATTGTAGGGATAGTTGCTATTCTTTTTAATCCTTTGTCAGGACTATAACCATCATTTTGATTGTATAACCTTTTATTATTTTCTAAAATTGGCTTTACATCTAATGATCTTTTTTGAACAACACCCTCATTACCATTATCTAAAAAAGTTTCTGTAATATTTTTATTTACTTCTTCACTAATTTTTCTCATTACCGACCTTGACCCAAATATCTGTTTTGATTTCTTTGTCTTGTTTCTGATTTGTTTTGAGATTTTTTATGAACACCTTTACGTTTAGGTGGTTTATCTCTTGGTATAAAATGGATAAACTTTTGTTTAGCCACTAAGCACCCATTTCAGTTACAAACAAATCTCCACTTGTACTTGTGTTTCTGATTGCAGCTATTTTTTCTCCAGGTGAAACTTTTATAACTTCATAATCTCCAGCATGAAGATATGCGTCACTTGTTGTAGCAGTTGGAGAAGCACCAAGTACATAATGACAACTGTGAGTAGTTGCTATTCTGACAAATCTTGTTTGAGTTCCAAAAGCATTTGAGCAAGGTACAGATGAAGCTGTAAAAGAAACTTTTTGTGTAGTTCCTGGTCTTAAAGCATAATTATATGACATTAATATTTACCTTTCATACTTTTCATTTTTTTACTTTTTTTCTTTTTACCTTTTTTATTTTTTTTCATTGGTTTTTTTCCGTACATATTTTCTCCTTAAATTAATATTGGTATTTGTGGGGAAGTATCGCTAGACAAGATCCCCACAAAAATTGTAATTATCTTCTAATAATAAAAGTTATTTCCATTTTAGAAGCATTTGTTGAACCACCATTAGTGATACATTCAATTGTTCCATCTTCTTCAACTCTGTTAGCAGCAGTTGGTTCTGCTGTTGCTACTCTACCAGCAGATCCTGAAGCTGTATGACTTATAGCTCCACCAGTTACTGCAACACCACCTATTTCAAAAGAGATAGCTGCTGTTCCTGTAGTAGTTGCTTTGTTGTGTGTAATAATTTTAATTATTCTTCCACCATCTGGTACACATACAAAAGTAGATGACCCAGTTGATACATCTGGAATTGCAGATGTAATAAAATAATCGTTTAGTGTTCTCATGTTATTTTCCTTTTTGATTGCTTCGTTCTGTCATTGACTTCAAAGACCAAACAAATTGTTGATTTAGTATTGATGGGGGATTGCTCCCCCACCAAATTAAGTATTATGATGTAGTTAGATCAAATACTGCACCACTTGCTTTTTCGTTTTTAGAAACAAGTGTGTATTCTGCTAACATAGCTTTTTTCTCAGCATCACCAGTTTTTGCAAGATCCATAAGTTGGAAATCTCTTAAAAAGGCTACTGCCCACATATCAGGTTGTAGTACAAAACAATCTCTTGATCTTGAGAATCTGTTAGGTACAACTGTCATAGCTCCGAAATCACTTTCGTAAATGTCTACTGCATTAACAAGTCTTTTGTCTTCTGCTGAAGTCATTTTAGTTGAGCCACCAGTAAATCCTGATAGTTTTTGTTTGTTGAAAGAACCAAGCATAATCATTGATGGATCTCCACCTTCATCCCAACATTGTTTTACAACATTTTTTAGTTGAGCTTCAGTAAAGGCTCTTTGAGTTCCATCAGTTCTAGCAGTACCTGGAACATCAGCTCCACCTACTTGACCATTAGCTCCACCAGCACCAATACTTGTACTTGCTTGAATCCAAGATGTTAAGCCAGATAATTTTCTAGCTGTTCCTGTTGCACCAGCAGTACCAGTTTGGTTATGAGTTAAGGTTTTTTCCATATCTCTTTTAAGTTCTTTTGAACTTTTTGAGATTTGGTAAGCTAGCTCATTGTTTCTTCCAGCTTTATTAACTGCATCTTGAGTACCAGAAACCACAACAGCTTTTCTTGAAATCTGTGTGTGGTTATTGATTCTTGCAGTTGGAGAAATAGAGCCAAAGCTAATTTCATCACCCTCTATGTGGTGATTACTATTTACTGCTGCTGCTAGAGCATCAGTTTGCCACTCATGTAAAACACCAGTTGCTTTTTCTTTTCCGATTGATGACATAAAAGGAGTATCTGTAGGACTTATATTATATATAATGTCTGTAAGATCTTCTCTATCACCAATAGCTTGATACGTTTGAAACGTATTAGTTACTATTGCCATAGTTATATCCTTATTGTTGAGGTTATTTGTTAGTTATCATATCTAAAAATACATCTTGAGCAGCTTTCATACTGCCAGATTTTTTTAGACGACTAAACTTATCTCTCCTCAATTTTAAGTTAGCTTCAGATTTGCTTTGCTTAACACCTGATGAAAAAGGTTTGCTAGGTTTAGTAATCTTTTTTGCAATATTCGGTTTTGAATTTTGCATACTTCGATACTTCATAGCATCATTAACCAACATGACTATTCTATGATCGTACACTTGAGCAACTTCTTGGTCGTTAAACCCATAATTGTTTAATGTACTTTTCATATTAGCTTTTAAGTTTGAAGCCTTTGCTGGATCAGAAAAATCTGGCATCTTTGATACCAATTTTCTTTGTTGATCTTGTAAATAACTTTCAAACTGTTGTTTTTGTTCTACTTGAGTATGTTGTAAAGATTGATTTAAAGCATCTTGCTTTTTCTTCAACTTTCTTTCAACTCTTGCAGCTTCTGTTGGATCTTCTTCATACAGTTTATCTAAATCAGCAGAATTAATTTCTGCATTTAAATCCTGTTGAGCATTAGACAATCTCTGATTCAACTCATTGAGTTTTTGAGAATAGTTTTGTCTTTGCTTTTCAGACTCAGATTGAAATTCTTTTCTTTGATAAGAAAGTTCTTCAGTCTTTTGTCTATAGTCAGCATCTCTTGAGTAACCATTTCTCAACTCATCAAGGGTAACTTCTAATTCTTGACCAGCAACTTTTACCTTGTAGGTGGAATCTTCTAGTTTCTCTTGAGTATCAATTTGTTCTTCGTCTTGAGATACATCTTCGGAAGTTTCTTCTTCAGTTTCGTCTTG